CGGTCACGTCCATCACGTCGACCGCGGCTTCCGCAGGCGGCAGCGCGGGCGGGCGGATCGCCAGCTCGATCGATGACTTGTGGAGCGCGACGTTCGGCGCGTAGTTGTTGCCAACGCTTACCGCGTCATTGTCCGCACCAGCAGCGCGCAGGCCCGGCGAGCCGATCGTGAACGACCCGCTCGAGAGCGCGCCGGTGACGACGTACTTGACCGAGTTGATCGTCACGACATCGCCCGCAACGATGGTGCCCGTGCCGGTGTCGACCGCAATGCTGGTCGCACCCGCCGAATGAGCGCCGTTGAGCTGGTAGCTCGCGCCGGTGCCCTTCGTGTGGGTCGCAACCTGGGCCGACTCCTTGAGCATGAAGCCCATGAGGTTCGACAGCGTGCCCTGGCGAAGCATCGACTGCTCGCCGGACTCGTTGACCTTCTGAAGCTGGGTCAGCGAGCGCAGATTGGCGCCAGCGGTCGTGTCCATGACGAGCGACCACTGGCCGTCGTCCATCGGGGCACCGTTGTCGGCGAGGATCTTGCGAACCTGCGGCAGCGCGGAGATGTCGGACGCGAACGGGGTCGTGCCGGCCGTGCCGTAAGCGCGCGAACCGCCCTGCTTCGCCTTGGTGGCGACGGCAAGCTCGATCTTGTTCATCAGTGCGCGAATGGCCTGGCTGACCTGATCCTGACGCACGGCCTCGAAGCCCGCACCGTTGTTCAGGTGCTTCACGTCCTCACCGGTCCACGGAATCTGGACGTTGGCGAAGCTGTCGAGCGTCATGCTGAGGTTATCGACGGTCTGGTCGGTGCCCTCGGGGATGGTCATGCTCGGTGAATAGGAAGTGCCGACGGTGACGGCGCGGGTCGCGAACGAGCGAACCGTGTCGTTGTACGCGGCGCGCTCGGCGCCGGCGTTGATCGTGACCGACGGGATGAAGCCGCACAGCTCGCGCATCACGCGGTCGTGACGCACGAAGATGTCGGCGGCGAGATTCGAGAGGGAGTTCGACATTGCGGGACAGCTCCGAATGCATGTTGAAGGGGATCAACCGCAGTCGGCGCAGCCGATGGTCGCGGGTCCGGCGCAACCGGAGGCGAAAGCAGGCGCAGCCTTGCGTTCGCGTTTGGGGTGGGCAGGGAGAAAAGCCCACCCCGGTACGGTTATATTTCAGAACTCATGCGTCACTTAGGTTTGCGTTTTAGGCGGCCGCGTCGACGACCTTCCCGCCATCCTTGCCGAATGTGACCTTATCGCCTGGAGGCAGGGCGTCGAACTCGGTGCGCGTCATGGTCTTGACGCTGCCCTTGTTGTCGTTGCTTCCACCGGCTCCGCCACCGCTGTTGACCGGAGCGGCCTTGAACGCCTTGCCCTCCTCGCCTTCGAGGAACGCCTTCACATAGTCGCGGGCAGGCTTCTCTCCGATGAGCACGGCATATTTGCCATCGACGAGATCGGCCTTGGCCTCGCGCGCCAGCAGCGCCTTCAGTGCCGGAACGTAGGCCGGCAGCACATTGCCCTCGGCGATTGCGCCGTTCAGTTCCGCCTCCAGCGCATAGGTGCGGGCGGCGCCCTGCTCTGTCTCAAGCGACTTGACTGCGGTGTCGCGCTCCTTGGTGAGCGTCTTGACCGAGCCCTCCAGCTCCTTCGCGCGGGCTTCGGCCTTGTCGGCTCGCTCCTCGGCTGCCTGAAGATCCTCGGGCTTGATCTCTGCCCCGCGCTTCAGCTTGCGGTTCTCGCCGATCAGCTCCTCGTTCTTCTTCTCAAGCTTGTCGATCGACTCCTGCACCTTGCCGACCGCTTCCGCGATGGCCTTGTCCACTTCTTCCTTCGTGAATGTCTTGTCGTCTGCCATGATGTTCTCTCCTTGGGTTAGCTGAGCGATAGTGATTTGCAGAGTTCGAGGGCCTGTGGCTCGGTGAAACCTTCCGCGAGGTAGGCGTCGAACAGGACGCGGCGAGCGTGCGCGATGTCTGCCGCGTGCTTGCCAATCGTGTTGAGGATGATCGCGTAGCCCTCCATTGCCTGCTGAAGCGCAGTCGGATCGGGCTTTGTGTTCGTGGTCATGGTGCTCTCCTTCACCGCCGCAGTTCTTCAAGGGTGAGCTCGCGGCCTGTCCCGCTCACCAAGTCTCTGACCGTGATCTTGCCCTCCATGAACAGCCGCGCCCGTTCCTTCCCAAGCACACGCTCGATGAAGGCCGGCGACTGCCGCTTGAGAAAGTCCTGGAACGTCGTCGCGCCGTGCACCGGGCCCAGCGATGACGCCCGCTCTCCAGCCTCGTCAGGCTCATCGAGCGGAATGCCGAGATCGCGGAAGCTCTTGGGAATGGGCGACAGGACGCAGCGGTCGTTCCAATGGATCGGCGGCGCCTGGAACTCGACCTTCGTGCCCTTCAGCTTGTTGCCGTCCAAGTCCCAGCTCTGCCCGTCCAAGGCTGCACAGCGCGGGCATACGTGGCCGTCCAAGGTCGCCAGCCAACGGACCCCCGCAATGAGCCGACTGTTTTTCCTGAACGTAGCCAAACGGGCGTCGTTTGCGGCGGACATGACACTTGAATGGACAAGTGCGCGAGCGTTTCGCCGAGCAACTTGCAACAGGCCCGGCTCCGTCTGCGTTCCAACCACCCGCTGAACAATCCGCTCATTCGTCTCTCCATTTATCACTCCCTGCCGCACCTGTGCAGCGAACTTGAACGCCGTGTCCTCGGCCTGCTTGTCCCACCATGCCTTCGACGGTGCTCCGTCAATGAGCACCTTCTTCGACAGCGAGGCGAGCGTTTCCGCGGTCACCGCACGAGCCGCGCCGATCGTCTGCAATGCTTCAAGCGTATGCTCCGAGACGAGAACGACCAGTCCGTGAGTGTCGACTATGGTTGACACGGTGGCATAGCGCGCGTTGATCGCGGACTCGGCTTCGCGCACCAGTTCCTCGATCTCGCGCTTGCCCGCGTCGGATAGCGTCTGCGATTGCAACAGCATCTTGAGGTCGCGTTCGAGTTCGCGCAGGATCGCCTCGGCCTCGGCTTCCTCGTGACCCGACAAGCGCTGCAGTTCGAGCGCGAGCCGGAGAATGTGGTCTTGAAGCTCGACCTCGCTCATAGCCGCCCGCGCAGCCTCAACTTCAGTTGTCCCCACCCGCTCAGGCGAGTTGCCATGACGCGCTCGGGCGTGGGCGCATCTGTAACGAGATAGGCAGCCCTTCTCGGTTTCCAGAGCTGCCACCATTTACGGCGCTGTGTAATCGTAATTAGGGCGCCCCTCTCAAACGGCACCATGGCCGTAGCTGTGAAAATGTCTTGCATCGCTCTCTCCTAGCTCAGCGCGTCCCGCTCGATCTTGCGGCTCGCCAGCTCCAGCAAGCCAATCCCTTCAGCCAATGTCACATGCCCGAACGGCGTGTAGGTCACGCCTCCATCGATCACCGCGACGAGAATGGCCTGTTCGATGCTGATCTGACCTGCCGCGATCTGCTCGCCCAATGCGATGAACGACCCCGCAATAAGCTGATCGTCGAGCGGGGCCGTCTGCTCGCCGTTGATGGCAATGAGGCGAAGGTTCGCGCTCACGCCCGCTCTCGCGGATTGTGGAAGCCCATGCTTTCCGGTCCGCGGAGAATCGGATCGCCGCGGCCGTCGACCAAGCCAGTGTCAATCGCGTCGTGGTCGCTTACGGTTACGCCTGGAAGCAGAGGATCGTTGTACCACGTATCCTCGCAGATCATTGGCTTGTAGGCTTTGGCCGCACGGGTGAAATACCGGCTCATGCCGCCTCCCTCGCCACCATGTCTTTTGCAAACACGGTCGTCACGGTGCAGCCGCTCAGCACGAGCCGCGAGCCGTCGCCGAGCTTCACCAGCTTCGCGCCCATGAGCACCGCCGCCTCAAGCGCCTTGGCGTGCGACAGGATGCGCGCCTTCGCGACCCGCTGAGTGACCGGCTCGACGCGCTGCTGATAGCGCTGGCAGGCGTGGCGGGTGACGCGGATCATGCCGCCAGCCTCATCGGTTCAACCTCGCGGATGCGCCGGGAAATGCGCCAGCCAAAGCCCCACTCGGTCTCTATCGGAACGCCATGCCGACGCAGCTTGTTGATATAGCGATAGACGAGGTTGTCCGCACATTCAGGCTCGAGGTCAGGGTTTGGGTATAGCGCCTCGATGATGTCCGACTTGCCGAGCGCGCGTTCGGGGTCGGTGACGAGCAACAGCGCGAGCAGTTCGCTCTCCAGCCAGCTCAGGCTGACCACCCGTCCATCGATCGTGCATTCACGCCGCCGATACTGAGGGACGGTCATGGAGATCATGCTGCTGCCGCTTCACCGGGCTTTGGTGTAGGCCGAGCGGGTGCCGGATTCTGGATTTCAACCTGTGCCTGGTGCTCGGCGAACTTCTTCTCGCTGTCGATCACGTCGCCCTGCTGCATCTTGTCGAACAGCTCCTCGTCTGAGAGCTTGCCGGCTTGGTTCGCGGCGATGAGCGCGGTGAGCGTCTGAGCATCCATCATCACGGGCAGGAAGATGCGGTTAAGCTGGTAGGTGATCTCGCCTGCCGCTTGGTCGGTCCATTCGGCCATGACGCCGAGCGCCCATTCGATCGACGAGGAAACCGTTATCGCTACGTTGGCTAGCGCAGAGTTTTCGCCGTTGCGCTTCGTCTGTGTTGCGGTGGCCGTCTCTACCCGGTTGGTTTCGTCCATGATGGCGCGAGCACCGGCCATCGCCATTTCCTGCTTCTTGTCGACAATAGCTTGGCGAAGCTCGCCTAGCCCCTTACCGCTGAACTCGAGGAAGCTGGCCTTCGCATTCGGATCGGGGAACACCCATGCCTTCGTCGAGCCGATATAGATGTCCTCGTTGCCTTCCTTGACGTAGCCACTGATTACCGGTGTCGGGAGGCCCGTGAAGTGCAGGCCGTGGCGATAGTCCGAATTGATTTGATAGACGGCGACGTTCGCCTCGATGAGGTCGATCAGCGCGGGTTCGTCGATTACCGCTTCCTCGCCGTCAGCCCCGTAGGTCTTGAACGGAATCGAGGTCATCTTCCTGCCGTTCATCAGCGGGTAGATGTCGTTGCCGACCTGCTCGTCCTCACCCCTCTCGTTGACCCGCCAAACCTGCTGCCGATAGAAGCCCTGCTCATCGAGATCGAGAACGCGCCAACGCTTCTCGGTCTTGTGGCTGAAGCGATCCTCGGGAATTGGATGCTCCTCGCACAGTTTGACCATCGCATACTGACCGGGTTTGCCTGGTTCTTGCTCTTTCCAGTTGTCGATCGATTCCGCCGTGTAGAGCGCCAGCTTTGGCCGGAGGCGCATGGCGCGTGCAGCGGCCACCGTGATCGGCTTCACGCCTTCAGGGAGAGGCGGGTGATCGACGAGCAATCCATAGCGGGTGATGACGAGCGCTTCGTGAGCGAGGGCCTTGGCGAACGCCTCAGCCTCCTTGCCCGTCATGGTCACGTCTTTCAGCAGCTCGTCTAGAGCTCCAGGAACGTCCTTGGCCGGCGGCTTGCGGAACAGCATTCCGACGAATGCGCGGACGGTAATCCATGAACCGTTGAAGAAGTCCGAGCGGGCCTTCCGCGCTGAATAATCGTTGTCGCTCTCGTCCTTCAGCTTTGGCAGATACGTTGGACCTGCCTCGTGCATCGCCCGTTGACCAGCGATCACGTCACGGCATTTCTTCCAGACCGACAACATGCGGTCATAATCGGGATGGGTGGTGCGGACACCCTTCGTGGCAGTGGTGCTATAGGTGATTGCGGCGCCGGCCATTCAGCATCCCCGAGTGAGAGCGACGATGATATGCGGAGCGGTGTGCATCTCTTAGGTTTGCCTAGATCCCGCCGATCGCTACGCGCTGCATCGCCCGCCCCTTCACGGGGAACTCGTAATCGATGAAGTAGCGAATGGCCGTTCCGATGTGCTGGTAGTCGCTGTCCTCTTCGAGGAACGTCGAGCCCTTCTTCAGCTGGACGGTCGCGA